TTATAAAAAGCTCACCTGCCCCTCAATGTTTTTCTTCTTCGGTTCTCTCGGTCTATACTTTTTGTTCTCGTCCAGAACGTCCACCGGGTTGAACTCAAAGTGCTTGCACTTGTTCGGATTTCTTATCTGCTTGCCCTCTCGCATTTCGTCTTTTGCTTCGCAGTAAATCAAATCGTCGTCATTCAGAACCGCCAGAGAACAATACCGGCAATACTGTGTCACTCTTTGCCCTCCGTAAAAATATCAGTGTACTTCGTGTACACCCTGCCGTTGTGGAAGTATAGGTTGTAATCACTCTGAGTAATGTACCACCAGAGCTTTTTGTGGTACTTCGTCAGCAGCTCGTGGAGGTGGTAAGTTTCCTTGTAGTTTTCGTCCACACGCTGACGAAAAGAAAGTTCGTCAATCTCTTTGCTGCCCGCCACATAACCGGCGATGAAAAGCACATCCTGTTCGGTCATATTGTCGTCAACGACAAATACCACGCGGACGATCTCACCGAACTTTCTTTTAACGTGGAGCAGATCGTCGAATTTATGGACGTGGTACACCACCCGTTCAAACCAATTAAGCGGGAAGTCTTGCACTTCCGGGCTATCCGGGAGATAGCTCGTGTGCATTTCCAACTTGACGTTTCGCCGCTCAGCCGTGTGGAAAAGACCCTCGTAGAATGACCAATGCTCTTTCCAATGGAACAGCGGATCGCCACCACCGGACACCGAAACCCACTCCGGCCTTTCCTTGCAGAGCACCTTGTTGAGCGGTTCCTGTGTGCTGAAATTGTCTGTTTCGCTCATTTTCAGCCCATTGTTTCTTACGATGCACTCCGGGCAGGTGTAATGACAGCCAAAGTTCGTAATGATGCTGACATACTTTCCGGGGTTTGCGTTGACGCTACGCATCGACATAACTGCTTTTTCATTTTTCATCTTGTTCACCTATTTCATTGCCCCATGCGTCCCATCCGGGCGACCGCTGGCGGGCAAAAAGTTCTATCCTCGGCACGTCACCCAGCAGCTTCACAATCCGCCGCCTTGTTTCTTCCGGCTTTTTGCTATGTTCCTCTACCGGGGACTCTATAACTTGATGTACTGCATGGTTCTTGATCTGCGCCGCTGGTTTGAATCCGGGCGTTACTCCCAGCAGACAAATCTCGGCGTTCGCTCGTGTATACGCTCCCATGCCCCAAAAGTTTGTGTTGCTCTTCCGGTTCTTCTTGATCCATACAAAGGCACAGGTCTTATACTCGAAACCCCATGCTTCCATGACGCGCAGGGCATCGGCTATCTGTGGGAATGTCGCCCACATGAAGCACACCGACCCCCCCCCGCAAGGTTTTTAACCGGCAGGGCGCATATATCATCCGTCGTTATGGTGTTATAATGCTGCGCGGCATTGCCCCTGCTCTTTGGGCCGGTTCCGCACTGGCGATATGACCACGGAGGATCAGCATAGATCACGGCGTATTTTTTATCTGGCAAATTCATTTGTTTTTCCTCTGGTAGCAGGTAGCACTCCGCAGGATGCAGGTCGTGTCCGCGATCACCGCTTTGTCGTCCCAGTATTCATCTGCGCCAACTTTGCGGGAATCGCTGCCCCACGCTTCGATCCACTCCGGCAAGCTCTGATTCACGGTATCAAAGTTCAGGCCCCACTCTTTGCAGGCTGCAATAGCTGCGTCCAGTTCCTTGCCCGCCCTGCAAGTCCACAGGATCAGGCCAGCACCCGCCTCCTGTTCTTTCTTGGCTTCCTCGATAACGTGCCAGTTTGGTTCCCCGATCTCCGGGTATTTGCTCTGACAAATGCACCCGTCAAAATCAATGGCTATCGCCCTGCGCATTTCGTCCACCCTTTCTTTTTCTGTTCAGTTCAGCAAGGTACTGCTTCCGAACATGGATTGCGATGTGCTGCGGCAAGTAATTGCGGTAAATCTGCGCACAGCCCTGAAACTTGTAGGCGTTGTGCGCGATTATCAGAACTCTTATCCCCAGCATCCTTTCTTTTTCCCGCGCTTCCATCATTCCTAAGATCATTTTTGTAAAATCTTCATCTTTCATTTTCTGTCTTTCTATCCCCATTGTTCGGACATTGCATTTGCAACACCCGTAAATGTTTTTGCTCTGTTCTTGGCCCGGTCAGTCGTAAACACACCTTTGTGTTGTTGTCCATGCTTTTTGCTGTAAGAGCCAGACGGACACCATGTTGCAACCGGTGTCACAATGTCTGTTGGAAACAGCGGTGGCAAATTTTTTAGCCAAAGGCAGGTCTTTTTACTGTACGGGTGTCCATACTCATACGGCTGTATCGTTTGCGTGTACTGCGGCAGGCAGAAAACGCGACTTGGGATCGGATTTTCTATGCAAATCCGTGGAACATCCGCCCACCAGAAGCGCATAAAAAGATCGCGGCCCTCAATTCCTTTCATGACACGATCTGCTTGAAGCACATGACCTTTCCAAAGGTGTCTTGCCCCTGCGTTGCTCAGGTATGTACAAGGCGGGTGCGCAATGAGCAAATCCCACGCATCAATATAATGTCCCTTGTCGTTCATTGTGACGATTTGCCCCCCCCCGCAGAGCGGTTACAGCATCGCCCAGAATGTGCCACTCCGGGTGTCCGCCGGACGGCTCTTGAATATCGCATGAGTATGCTTCATGCCCCCTTCGCCGAAAAGCCTTGCACACTTCTTGACTTTCCTCGCAGGCTATGAGAACTTTCATCGCTCACCCTCCAAGTTTCGGATCGGGGCATTCCCACTTGTAGTCCTTAAATTGAATCAGACGATACGTTGCGATCTCGCCCTCTACGATCTCGATTTCCTTGTTGAACTCCATGCCCATTTCGTAGCCGTACACTCTAAAATCCAAGTTGTACTTTTTGGACATTTCAATATAGGGCTGCTCTTCGATATTCCATGCAGCTTTCATGTTCACAACGAGGATCGACTTCTTGCCCTCTTCGCAGAAGTCCACATACTCGCCTTTTTCTATGAAGTTTCTTCTCGTCCCCTCGATATGAGCACTCTTGTCTACATACAGATACATTTCTTCGCTGTCGGGGTCGTGCTCAAATCGGACAGCACCCTTTACAAGCTCCGTGTGTGCGCCGTCGCCCAGCCAGTTCGTAGTGTAGCAATGCAGGCATTCCTCCACCCACCGCTTAATATCTTCCGGTTTCCCGCGGACTTTCAATTTTCCCTCTACCCAGTTCGGCATAATTTATTCTCCTTTCAAAATCCACACCCGATGCTCACCGTACCCGCTCCACGCAAGCGCGTTCTCATGGGTATCAACAGCAACGTCAAGGTGCGCTCCCTGCACTCCCGCGCCCTTGTCCTGCACAATGCGGATTCCTACACCCTCAATGTACAAAACCGTACCGTATGGAAAAATGGACTGGTCTGCCGCTACGGTGACGCCTGCCTGTATGGGCTGTCCGCTGGCCGTAATTCCGTGTCCTTCTCCGCAGATATGTTCGTACTGTTCTGTGCAATATGCCGTGCAGAAAAATGTACCTGCCTCTGTCAGCTCGATTTTCCTGTCCGCTGTTTCATCAAGGCGAATTTGCAGAGAATCAATAACTTCCTCGTCCTCTACAGCCCGGTCGATCCAGTTCTGTGCACGGCTTGCGTAAATATCCCGCTGGGTCTCAAGGTCTGCAATACGGCTTTTCAGCACGCCGACCTTTGCGCTGTTGACGATCTCAGCCGCGAAGAACAATACCAGAATCGCTTTCATTTTCCGTGTCATTTCTACACCTCGCTGTCGGTCATCTTTCTTCCCTGTACTTCATGCCGAGAAAGTCCGCGACGCCAAAACTTCCATCTTCGCAGCAATGCGTTTCATGCATAAGCGGTTGGTTTTCAAGTTTTGTCGGTGGCTCAATCCCGCTGGCGGCAAGCGCTGCATTAGCCATTGCTTTCCGAGCTGTCCATTCGTCACCAGTTCCGCCGTTGGTGAATGTTTTCCCGCACAGCCTGCACCTGAACGTCATGTAGTGTCCCTTCATTACTTTTTCCCTTCTTTTATTTCTTGCACGGGTGGCCGGAATCGAACCGGCTTGCCTGCCGATGGGGGATCAGAACGGCGGACAACTTCCTTGCTACACCCGCATATCAGAACCCACCGCGCAAGAGAGCAGCGCGGCGGGCCGGTCTTGGTCAAGCAGACCTTCCACCTTTGGCTTGGGTGGATCGGACAAGGCATTTCTTCGCTCATGCGGCGTGCACGCCCAAATCGGTTTCCGCACCGTCATGCGGGCGTAGCTTGGCAGAAAGGCAGCGTGGTCTTGCACCAGCTTACACGGGAGAAACGCCGCCATACGGCACCCTCTGCCCCTGTCGGTGCGTCAAATTATGGACAAACGCACCGGCTTCCATGAATACCTGCTGCAAAGCGGCGCGGACGGGGTGTGGCCCCGCTGGCGGTTTCCCCCTGCGTCGTTTCAAGGTTCAGCCCCGCGCCATATAAAAGCCGCCGCGCTGACGCGGTGCGTGGCGGCTCATTTACACCTTAGATGTTTTTGTATCAGCAGCACCCTTGGTCTTTTCGTAACGTTCACAGTTCGTGTCATATCCACTGCACGGCGCACACCGCTTGTGGGTGATCTCGAACGTATGCCTGCACTGTTCATTTTTGTGCAGGGCTTTTTCGGTGGGACTTCTGTTATGTACCTTCATTTACAGCCTCAAAAAGGAACTTCGTCGTAGTGGGTGGCGATCATATCTGCAAAGTGCAGACACAGGGCTTCCGGGTAGCGGTCATAAACGGCGCTGAGCGTTCCCCAGTCCTGCTTTCCGCTGTAGGCGCCCATGTGCCAGCGGATCGCCACGATCTCCCGCGCCGTCAGCTTGATATACTGCTGTGCCATAATGACGCTTCCTTCTCCGTGGCCCACCAGACCGGCGTCAAAATATTCGTACTCACCGTTTCCCTTATCGCGGTACTGGCCCACCTTGCAATAATCATGCAGGAGCGCCGCTGCAAGAACTTCATTCCGGTGGCACTTTTTGAAAGCGTGATTTGCCCTGCACAATTCCATTGCCGCCTCTGCCACGCAGACCGAGTGCTCACACAGCCCGCCGGGATGGTTGGAATGGTGCTTGATGCTGGCAGGCTTTTCAAAGAATCCCAAAGCCACCATCTGCTGCCAAAGGTTTTCAGCGCCCGGACGGTCAGCAAGGCCGCTCTCCGCCCAGAGAACCTCGAACTTTTCTTTCGGCTTCATGTCCTCGTACAGTTTTTCGTTATCCATGGTTCGGCTCCTTTTGTTTCAAAAATTCTTCCCGGCCTGCCGGGTATCTTGTCGGTCTGTCGAAAATCTCCGGGTGCTTTTCGAGCATATCCAAAAGCATCTCCCGCATGGACGCCGCCACAAAGGGCGTAAATTCACTGCTCACACTCCCCCGCCTTTCTGCCTGTATTTCTGGCAGCGGGTTTTGTTTTCGTTCCTCCCGCCATTGGAACCGCCTTGTGTTAGTCCTCCGGTTCAAAGAACATTGCCACAAAGGCTTTCAGCTGGCTCACCGCCGCTTCTTTTTCAGCTTCCGTCTTGGCCGTCTTTTCTGCCCAGCAGTCCTTGACCATTTCATTGATGATCTCAAACATGCTGTCTTTCAGGTCTGACAGATTTTTCTCGTCGTCGGCTACCCCCATAAGGACACGGGCCACAATAAGCTCTGCCGCCGTCATCATGCCAACCGAACCGCCGTGAATGCTGACTTCCAGACCATCAGCCGTCCCCACGGCCATAATTTCCACATTGCAGTTCATGCTTTGTCCCCCCAAGGTCAACCGTTCTGCAGTTTGTTAGCCAGCGCCACAACGAAGTCCTTGAAGCCCGGCTCCGTTTCTGCGAACTGCCGGGCCATGCGGAACCCCACCGTCTCGCCAACGGGAGGCTTTTCCTTCTTCTCTGCCGGGGCCGCCTTTCCCTGTGCTTCCAAATCTTTCTGCACTGCATCAGGAATTTTCTCCTGAATCTTCTTGATGACGTACGGACGAATCGGTTCGGGAACCTCCGCCACAACGCTGCCCACGATCTGAATTGTCAAATCCAGCAGATCAAGTCCGTTGCCCTTGAACTCGACCTTTGCGCCATCGTCCGTGGCTTCCCCATGAATGAATGCGTATGCCATACTTTTTGTCCTTTCTGCTTGCAGGTGAATCTTCGGATATGGAGGTGCGCCCCGGAGTTGGCGCCGGGCAGCAGGGCTTGACGCTCCCCGCCTGCACTGGCCGCACCATATAAAGGCGGTGTCGGACATACCGCCTGCCCATGCGGGCCGCTCTGGCGTGTTCTTTCAGCCCTTGCCAGATAAGGCTTCATCTCGCCGACGCCGCCGTTCTTCGCACTGACGGCGGATGATCTCTTTTCCCTTGCGAATACGCTCGGTTTCTTCAAATCTCCACCTGCCGTAGGACAGCCCCGCGGCGTCGGCCTGCCGGACATCCAGCATCAGCTTGTCCGGCTTCATCTTTTCGGCCATTTGCTCATACCCTCGTGTTCCTTGTTGTGCTTGTACTCCCCGCCGTGCTATAATTTGAACATATAAAATGGGGAGGGGGTGAATTTATGAAATACTACTTTGTCGATCTTCGCGCACTACCCATATCTGAACGTATAGCAGCTTGTAAGAAAATGGAACAGTACGCATGGGAAGTCTTTGAAAAGGTTGGAACATCCGGCCTTGAATCCGCAGAGGTTTGCTGGACATCGCCAGAGGACTTTGAATCTTCTCCTTGTTTTCCTCAAGGATGCAAATGCACGCTTCTGGGAAACTGATCTTACGTCTTTGTAGCGGCGTGTGTAATAAGCAACGCCGCCGGAAAGTCCGGGTCGTAGTTGAACTCGATCCGGGCTTTTGCTTTATGGTCAACAAACCTCATGAATGCCCCGATGTCCCCCAACTTCTGAAACGCTTCTTCCTTGCGCCATACACCGATCCCGACGCCGTTGCAACGAACTTCTTCCGGCTTGTAGCCGTAATGTTTCAGAACTTCGTCCGGGTCGATTTCATCAAACGTCTTTTTGTTCAGCGCTTCTACAATGTGTTCAGGTTTCAGCGTCATGTGCTCCGCCCTCCTGCCTTTCGGATTCCTGTGCGGCGCTTTCCCTCTGCACAATCTCAGCAATCGGAATATTCAGAACCACCGACAGACCGCCCGCAAGGGACAAGTCCATCCGCTTCTGACGCTCTCCGGTTTCGACCATCTGATAATACTGCCGCGAGATTCCAATGCGGTTTGCAACATCCTGTTGCGTAAGACCGGCCTTTTCGCGGGCTTCAATAAGGTATTCTCTCACCTGTTCTCTCCCTCCCTTGCAACGTGTCGTTGCTATCATAATAGCTTTGCTCCTTTCAAATGTCAACAATACGTTGCATTTTCAGCGTATTGCACAGTTTCTTCGCAACATTTTGTTTCCTCTGTTGAAAAAGCAACAATCAGTTGCTATAATAAAGTAAAAGGGGGATGCTCAATGGAAAATCTGACTATCATCCGTAAAGAATCTCACGCTACCCAGCAGGAAGTCGCTGACTATCTCGGTATTTCTCGTCAAGCATACGGCAACTATGAATCCGGCAAGCGTGAACCGGACTATGAAACGCTCTTAAAGCTCGGTGAATACTTCAATTGCAGCATCGACTATCTTCTTGGAAGCAGCCGTGGTGTTCGTTATCCCCTTCTCTCGGAGTTTGAGCGTAGCCTATTGGAGCAATATCGAAGCGCGACACCTGCCATTCAGAGCGCAGTTTGCAAACTTCTTGATCTCAATGGTGAGGCTTGATAGAATCCATGAGGTTCCCCTGTCAATACAGGGGAACCTCCGCGTGCTACGCTCTGTTGCTTACATATCCAGTGTAGCACGCGGAGCCGCCATCTTTTCCAAAGTCAATTCGCCTTTTTACTCCACAATTTTACGTTGATTATCTTTTATTCTTCATTTTCGTAAAATTTGCAAAAAGAAAAAGCCCGCCGGGCCGAAGCCTGACGGGCTATAGATGAAACTGTATTTATATAATTCAGCAGCGATTTATGATTTTTCGTCTCACACGTTGCGCTTTCGTCTAATCTGCGGGTTAAATGAGACGATTACTTGAAAGGACGCTCAAGGTATGACAAAAAGAAAATTCAACAAGGGCGGCGAGGTTCGGCTGGTCGCCTATTACAGATACAGCGGCGGCAGCGGGCAGACTGAGCAATCCATTGAGGGCCAGCGCCGGGACTGCGAGACCTACGCCCGCCTGCACAATATGACCATCCAGAAAGAATATGTGGATCGTCACATCAGCGGCAAGACCGATGATCGTGCGGCATTCCAACAAATGATTGCTGACAGCGACAAGGGCGCATTCGATATGGTAATCTGCTGGAAAACAGACCGCTTCGCCCGGAACCGCTATGATTCTGCCGTGTACAAGAAGCGCCTGCGCGACAACGGTGTTGAGATCGTCTACGCCGCTGAATCCAACATTGCCGGTGCGGAAGGTATCATCATTGAGGGCGTGATGGAAGCGCTGGCCGAATACTACTCCGCCGAGCTGGCCGAGAAGATGCGCCGCGGCATGAGGGAAAGCGCTCTCAAAGGGCAAGCCATCAGCCGTTGCCGCGCCCTTGGCCTGAAAACGGACGAGCGCAAACGGTTCGTCATTGATGAAAAGACCGCACCCACTGTGCGCTTTATCTTTGAGCATTACGCCGCCGGGGAATCTGCCATGTCTATTGTTGAACAGCTCAACACTAAAGGACTGCGCACCAGTCAGGGCAACCCCTTCAACAAGAGCAGCATTCCCCGGATCATCCAGAACGAAGCCTACCGCGGCGTGTATGTCAGTAAATCGTATGACGTGCGCATTGAAGGAGCCATTCCGGCCATTATCGACAATGAACTTTGGGAGAGGGCACAAACCATGTTGAAATTGAACCGTCAGCTCAAGGCAAAGAATGAACCGAAAGCGGACTATATCCTGTCCGGCAAGCTTTACTGTTCCTGCGGTTCCCTTATGCGCGGCATGAGCGGGCACAGTGCCACCGGCGAGGTCTACCGCTACTACACCTGCCCCAACAAGGACTGCCGCCTGCGGAACATCCCGAAGGACGATCTGGAAGGAAAAGTCATGCAGTCCATCGTGGATCACCTCTTGCAGCCGGAATCTATGGAAGCACTGGCCGAAGCTATGGTCGAGGTGCAAAAGGCCGACGCTGAAAAGCCCAATGCCGAACGTGTAGCCATCGAACAGAGCCTTGCCGATGTCCGCCGCCGCAGTAAAAACATTTTGGACGCCATTGAAAACGGCACCGCCAATGCGCAGCTGTGTGCCCGTCTGGATGATCTGACCGAACAGGAGCAGACCTTGAGCTTCCAGCTTTCTTCTCTGGAAAAGGAGAAGCCTGTTGTGTTCACAAAAGAGCAGTACCTTTTCCTGCTGGAACAGTTCTTGATGGAGCCGTCCGAGCGCACACCGGAGTATGGTCGCCGTCTTGTTAACACTTTCGTAACAAGTATGGTAGTTAGCGACCGTGAACTGGTTATCAATTTTAATGTTTCTGACGAAACCGTTAACAAAAACAAAAAAACATCCCAGACAAACTTACAAAAAGAAAGTTCGTCTGGGATGCGTCTGGTCCGAGTGGCGAGAATCGAACTCACGGCCTCTTGA